TGCAGTCAAATGAAGGCGGTCAATCTAATCATTATCCGTGGTATATGACAGGCGGATACTATAATGAAAACAGTATGCGCAACGGCAATTCTTACGGTCCTGTTTGGAATCAAGAACAGGAACAATCCGAGATGCAGTCTAATCGTTCTTATACCAATGCGTATGACGGCGCTTACGATGGAGCATATGACGGTGCATATGACAGCAGTTATGATGGCTCTTATGAAAATTCTTATCGTAGAGGACGTGATGCAAGAACAGGTCGTTATGTCAGTCGTGATAGAGGATATAGCAGAGCAATCGATAAAGAGCGCATGATTGGCAAACTTCAAGATATGATGGATGACGCTCCTTCTGAAAAAGAACGCAGAACACTTCAACAGTGTGTGGACAAACTAGAGCGTCAGTAATCTAATTGTGTGGGGAGGGCAATACTCTCCCCATGTTTAAGGAGATGCTATGGATACTGTAGTAATAAATGAACTCATTGCCGATTTAGAAAAATCAGAATCTTCTTTATCTAATATAAGAAACTTGTCAGCACTTTATACTGTACGGGATAAGTTATCGCCGAAAACAGAGACAGATACTACAAGAAAAGAACTAGACGATATTTTACCATCATATATAGAATATGTAACATCTAAACGACATTCTGCCATGACATTAACTTCTGATGAGTTTGTACTTATAAATATGCAAAAATTATGCAAAGAGATTCGTGAATTTATACACACTTTATACACGTCCACAAGTAGTGAAGCGGAACGAAAAGTTATCAAAAAACTGATAATAGATTTAAAAGAGGCATTTTAATGCTTCTTTATTTTTGTGCTTGCAATATTATATAACGTGATATATAATTAGATAGTAGAGATGCGCTTACTATGCTCAGATTCAGTTAAGGAGAAAAACGATGATTAATATTAACATAGCAAACTCCAAAAAATGTAATGGAGAATATTCACTGTTTGTGACATTTGAGTACAATCAGAAAGTGGTAGATACTATCAGAGAGTTTCAGACAAGATATTGGGACAGGGACACCAAGACTTGGGAAATTCCTTTCGTAAAGTTAGGGGAGTTTGTAAATAAACTTCCTGAGTATGATTTCGATATTACAGGTCAGTATGTTATGCTTGAAAAGCCTAAAGCGCAGATGCCTGCAGGATTCACTTTTAAGACAACTCCTTTTCAGCATCAGATTGACGGGTTTAATTACGGGTTGAACAACGACAGATGGTTGCTTGGTGATGAACAGGGACTTGGTAAGACAAAGCAGGTTATCGACATTGCAATCGCTAAGAAGTTACAGAAAGGTTATAAGCACTGTCTTATTATCTGCGGCGTCAACGGACTCAAATGGAACTGGCTTAATGAAATCAAAACGCATAGTAACGAAGAAGGTTACATTTTAGGCCAGAGATTTAAGTCGGGACATAGAATTGTTGGTAGTGTTGCAGATAGACTTGCAGACCTTAAAAACTTAAAACACATTGGAAGTTATTTCCTCATTACGAATGTAGAAACTCTCCGTAATGAGGAAATCGCAAAGCAGATTCAAAAACTTTGCGCTGACAAGACTATCGGTATCGTTGCAATTGACGAGATTCATAAGTGCAAAAATCCTACTTCTCAACAGGGTAAGGGCATCTTGAAGGTTCAGCCCGAGTGCAGAATTGCTATGACGGGAACTCCTCTTATGAACAACCCGTTTGATTTGTACATCATTCTCAAATGGCTCGGATATGAGAAACATGCCTTCTATGCTTTCAAAAAGCACTATGCAGTATTCGGTGGTTACGGCGGATACGAAGTTGTTGGATACAAGCATCTTGATGAACTGCAAGAGCAGTTGAACGCAGTCATGCTCCGCAGGCTGAAAAAAGATGTTCTCGACCTTCCCGAGAAGACACATATCACTGAGTACGTGGAAATGACAGCAAAACAGGAAGTCATTTACAAAGAAGTTACTGCACAGATTAAGGCAAATATTGACCAGATTAAAATGGCTAATAATCCGCTTGCAGAACTTATCCGTATGCGTCAAGCAACAGGCTACACGGGTATTCTCTCTAGCACGATTCAAGAATCGGCTAAGATGGACAGAATGGAAGAACTTGTCGATGAAGCAGTTGCAAACGGCAAGAAAGTTGTTATCTTCTCTAACTGGACACAGATGACACTTCCTATTTATAACAGGCTTGCTGTAAAGTATCACGGCGCTTATATTACAGGTGAAGTTGATGCTGTTCAGCGTCAGGATGCAGTAAACAGATTCCAGAACGATGATAAGTGCAAATTTATCGTTGGTACTATCGGCGCTATGGGAACAGGTCTTACGCTTACTGCAGGGACAGTAGAAATCTTTATGGACGAGCCGTGGAATAGAGCGAATAAAGAACAAGCAGAAGACAGATGCCACCGTGTTGGCACAACTGAGAATATCACCATTTACACACTTGTCTGCAAAGGAACCATTGACGAGCGTATCAATGAGTTAGTTGAGAAGAAAGGTATGATGGCAGATGCTATTGTTGATGGTAAGATTGCTGTCGATAAGAAAGCACTGTTAGATTTCCTTATTGGGTAACATTGACAAAATTCATCTTATGTACTACAATATGCTAGTACATAAGATGAATACACTCTAAACAGGAAGGCGGTGAGATATGATTAATTTAGTATGATGGAGGGAATTATGGAAAACAGAGAACAAATTATTTTCTCTCTCCACGGACTTGATGGAGAGAAACTATGTAAAATCGAAGAAGTGGCAGTAGAGATTGGTCGTTCTATATTTACGATTAATAACTGGTACAGATTCAAACGAGAGAATCCCGATAATAAGTATGCAAAACTATTACCAGACTATTATCAATTTGAAGGCGACCGGCAGACACGCTATTGGAAGAAATCAGATATTCCGAAATTGATAGATTATCGTGATATGATTCCAAAGGGTAATAGTGGTATTATGGGAAGTGTAACACAACGTTATTATAAACGAAAAGGACAAAAATCAGAAGATGATTAATGACAGAACAAAGTGTTACCGTTGCCATAATAAGTCTTATACATTTTGTAAAGATTGTGACGGTGTAAACAATTTTTCGCCCGTGTGTACTTATGAGGAATACAAGAAACAGAGAAAGGAGAAAAGCAGAAGTGGCAAGACTAAAAAATCTGATGCCCGAAGTAAGTGAGGAGGAACTTGATAAACTCATTGCTTCTTATATACTTAATAAGGGAGAGTTTGACAGTCTTAAAAAGATTACTGAACGGGATAATGGTCGCATCAAAGACATGATGTTCGAACTTAATTTAACTGAACGTCAGGTTGGTGATAAGATAGTAAAGCGCATTGTTCAGGAGCGAGAGTCGCTTAACGAGGAGAGACTGCTTGAACTTATTAAGGCAAAATGCTCACCGGAAATTCAAGCTAGGATTATCAAGACAAGAGAATATGTGGATACTGATTGTCTAGAGGATGTAATATACAGCGGCGCACTTTCATCTGATTTTCTTATCGATATGGATACTTGCCGAGAAGTAAAAGAGGTTGTAACGCTTAGAGTATCGAAGGTAAAGAAAGCTAAGGAGGACGAATAATGGCAAAAGGGGTGACAACTTCAATAAGAATAACAAGTAGAGCATCTGTTAAGGTTAAGGAATCTTTTTATACGATTGAATACTGCGAAGAAAGAAGTATTCCCGAGGACGCAGATATTGTTGAAGAAAGGGAAGCGTTGTGGGACACATGCAATGGTGAAGTTGATAAACAGCTTGAGGACATTATTAACTCGTTCAAGTAATACTTGCATTGTTCTATATCTTGTGCTACAATATCAGAGTCGAAAGACATACACGTAAGTGTAACAAATAGGTTAGCACGACTTCCGCGACGGTCTGCAAAATACCTCATAAGGAAGAGTGACTAACAAAGTCTATCATTTTCAGTGTCGCGGCTGAATTTGATAGACTTATTTGTTTTATAGGGGAATTATTATGAAATCTGAAAATTTTGTTGTTATACAAGGATGGATGTGTAACGAACTTGGTTTAAAAGGCAATGAACTTCTTATCTTTGCGCTCATTCACGGATTCTCACAAGACGGTGTTTCTAAATTTCACGGTGGTCGTAAATACATCGGTGACACTTTCAATATTTCTCTTCCAACAGTTGATAAGGCATTAAATAGTCTAGTCGATAAAGGGTATCTCAATAAAGAAGGATTTGACGATTTTGTAAATCCTAATGTTTACTGGGTAAATTTTGAAGTAGTAAAGAAACTTTATGAGGGTAGTAAAGAAACTTTACTAGGGGGTAGTAAAGAAACTTTACTCAATAATACTAGTAAACAAACAAAAGAAAAAAGGAGTAATTCTAAAGAATTACTACCGAACTCAGATTTTCAATTTGGTAAAACTAAATCAAAACCTAAAAAAGATAATCTGTTTACGAAATGTGTTAGTCTTATAGATAGTTATGATTTTGTCTGTTGGGGTA